TTTATTCTTAAGTTGACTAGGATGTACACCACGTGACATAAGCCACTTATCGTGTTCAGCTTGAGCTTTTTGCCAGCCTGCTTTACGAAAAGGTTTTTTCTTTTTAGTACTATTATTGTTGTAGTAAATTGGTAATAGATGCATTGTCATTTTTCACAGCTCCAAATAATTTATTTAAATCGACATAACCATAGTTGATGGCAAACAGTATTGCAACTACTATCATAATAATAACTGCATTACGGAAGAACCAACCAACTATGGAAAAGAATACTCCTACAATCAATGCTCCAGCTACTGCGAAGAAGAGGAGTTGAAAATATAGCGGTAGCATTGATTGTATCTCGGAAGGACTAGGCATAAAGCTCTAGCTCCTTTTGTGCCTCCTCAGATGTAGCGAAGTACTCGCTATACCTGTTGTATGGCTGGATAAATCCTTCAGACTTATCTATCTTGCCAACGTACCAACCGGCGGCTGAGGCCATAACGATAGCTTCTGATACGCCATCGTTATCGAATTGAATGTCTTTGATTTCTTTTGTAAATTGCATTTTAGTTTCTCCGCTTTTTTCATTTTAATAGATATATTATACCATAGTTTTTAGCAGATGTAAAGGAAAAAATGCATTTAATTTAAAAAAAGTGATTAACATATTAACTATTACCACTCTGTCACATGCAGTTTATCATGTAGTTTTGCTTTGGTGCACTTTGCTTTACACTGATGATAATCAAATGCTTTGAACTCATTTGTCCAATAACTATCGTTAATTATATTTTCTATTGTTGTATTATGCAAATTAAATTTTGTCTCTGCTAACTCTATTATTTGTTTATTATGAGGATATCTATTAGCAACCCAACAACAAGGATAAAATTCACCTGTTGCTTTTAAAAATACGCCTTTGTTTCCTATATAACATAGTGCCGGGTATTCTTTACTGTTTTGTAGTTGTTTAGCACGTTCCCAAAATATCTCTTTTAAGTCTGCACCTGGACGGGTTTTAGTAGTTATATACTTTTGTTCACGTTCATATCTGAGTCCACTAGCAATTAATGTTTTGTCTAATGGTTCTAGTAAGTCGTCATTGCCGTATGCATCAGGATATTTACTTCCAAATTTTGTACTTTTTGTTAATTGCCAACAATCAAATTCGTTGTCTACTGCTATTTGGTTTATATCTTTTAGATTGTTTTCATTAAATCTAAATGCTATAGTCGCTACTACAGTATATGTAATTTTATTATAAACACGAAAAGTAATTAGACCTAACATTATACTTTTCCAATCGCAGTTTACACGATACTTAATATTGCTTTCTTGATCCCAACCATCTAAACTCCAGTGCATTTCATCATGTTCGTTTAGTAAAGTTGCTAACTTATGCCACCAATCTGCATTTTTGTAACTACCATTTGTAATAATTAGTAGTTGTAGTGTAGGATTAACATCTTTTATCCATTCTACAATTTGTAAAAATTCTTTTGCATAAATTGGATCACCGTCATCTCCACAGAAAGTTATTTTACGTATCTTTTTAATACGTGATTCGCCTATACGTGTACGAAAAAAATCCAGTGTAAGTTGACGGTTAATTAATGTTTCAGGCATTTCTGTTCTAGGACATCTAGGACATTTTAATGTACATATACTACTAACTTCTATGTGCCAGTGGTCCAGAGCCAAAGCCATATTAACTATGTTTCATCTCTTTGTATTTGATTTGGTCCAGAGTTAGGGGATAACTCTGGACTTTTATTTTGCAAAGCATCTAGCTGAGCTCTAAGTTCTTTTATACGATTATATAAAGTATACTTTTCTTTAGTCTCTTCAGCTAGTTGCTTTTTAAGCAAATCATATTTATTGAAGGGTTTCGTCATCTTCCATCTCCAGTTCAAATATAAACTCCATACCGTTATCATTATGAGATTGATGAACACATTCTCCTAAAGTATAGTTATCATCATCAACGGTAAAGACTATTTCTTTTTCTTCGTTAAACTTTTTTAATTTTTCTTTTTTGAAATTTATAACATTTGATTTTTTAGACATTAGTTTCTCCTGTATTTAGTTACAATGTTCCTGCACCAATTGCTGGTCCAGATGTGTTCTAAATACTTTTTTACTTTATAGATCTATTATACAATAGTTTTACGTAAAAGTAAAGGAAAAAATGATTAACCTGTTAAATGCTTAGCGTGTATTTTACAACCTATAAAGTTGTTGTAGTAATCTTCACGTAATAATACATCATTATCAAATTGTAATTTAGCTTCATGGTATGACATATCGCCTTTGGTTTTACAAAGCCTTAAAATCTTTCTGTTGAAACTTCCTGTTCCTCGTGATTCCACAAGTCTCCGTACTTCATCGGATGATCCGTAGTATGTTTTCCAGTCAGATTCTGTACGTGTTCGTACGCGTCTCTTACGTGTTTTAGTGATGGGGAGTGTTTTAGGTTTCCAGAAATTCTTCTTTCCAATATATTTTTTACCGGTGTCGAGTTCTGTGATTTCGTATACAAAGCCTTGATACTCCTCTGGTGTATTTTCAAATAGTTTATTATTATAGTGCCACATAATGTTATTTATTCAGATGATTCAACTTCTTCTGGCTCGGCTCTTCTTCCACATATTGAACAAAAAGTAGGTTCTTTATAAGATGCTACATAAGTTGTTTCATCACACTCTTCACACTCTATTTTGTAATCCTTCAATGATCTCTCTCTTTCTTCTATCAGATGCTTTGAACCACTCAGCTATTTCATGAGTAGTTCTTCCACATCCAATACATAGTTCATTTTCAACTTTACATATTTTTACGCAAGGTGAAACTATCTTAGAAGTCGATTTCACAGGCGCCACCTGCGCATGCGGCTGCAGCGAGTGTATCAACATCGGTATACTTCTTTTCTGTTATATCATCTTTCCAATCAATCTGTTTTAAGTTTGATTGTATCTTTTTCCATTTATGTAATAGGTAAGCATCTTTTAAACATCCTTCAGATACTTTAGTGTCTCCATCACAATAGTTGTTTGCAAAATTTTCGAATCTACGTACCCAATCTTTTCTAGCTGAGTTCTCTGAAGACTCTACAGATAAGTCCAAACCAAAACCTTGAGCAGTTGAACATGCATCCCATAAGTTTGGAAATACTTTAAGTGCATCTACTACTAAGCCTGAAGCAAATATAGATGCATCGCCATATTTCTTAACCATAGTCTTGGAATCAATGACACCTGTGTTAGGAGCTTGATTGTAATCTTTATCACCAGTCATTGCTAAGAATGAAATACCTGCGAATGCATCACGATTTTCATAAACATATTTTTCTACATTATCCCAATCATCTACAATAATAGTATTTGATACGTTATGTCTTATACCTTTATCTGCACAAAGATCTTCGTTAGTTCCAGTTTCAACCCAATGCTTTTGAGCTTTTTTAACAAGTTCAAGATGTTTGATACCTAATAAGTCATCTTTATACATTGAACCTTTCTTAGGTAGTATTGGAAAAGAAACAACTACATCAGTTCCTGTTGATGACCACACTGACTCTTCAACCATGTAAGGATTAGTTTTCATAATTGCTTGAGTAATTTCTGATTCCTTATTCATCTGCACATTTCTTATGTACATATTAGAATGTTCAGCGTGAATACCAGATGCAGTTTGTAATAACACAGATGCATTACCACTTGGTTTTACACATGTTGTTCTTGCTGCAGGATTAATTTTAATAATACTTGCAACTTCTTTGTTAACTTCTTTAACAATCTCTGCACCTTTTTCAAGTATCTTTTCATTGAAAAGAATATCTGGATTATTCATCCATCCGGTTATAGAGACTCCAAGTAATGCTTCTCTATCGAATATCAATTTAGAAGTGTCAGTTAAAAACTTAAAGTCTGTGTACCCTGCCTGTAGGGTACCGAGGATAGACGCTGCTCGGCATGCCTTATAAAAGTCCTCCTCGGTATTGCATTTGCCTCCGTTGATTTCAGTTAGGTTGCAACCTTGCCAACCTGACTTTTTGTTAATCTGAGGATACATACCAATCTCCACACATGGATTTGTAGTATGTTCTGTAGACTCAACGAAAACGAATCCGGGTTCACCAAATTGCTTGACTGATTCCATGATCTTGCCAAACTCTTCTGGTGTAGTCTTATCTCTTACAATAACTGCAGAGTTATTAGACCTTCCTCTTTGAGGATTATCCATGAACCAATTACCAGTTTTAGCATTCATCATTTCTTCATCATCTGGAGAGAAAAGACAAATTGTTGCTGACCTACGTACGCCACCAGACAATACAGCATCGGCTGCATGCATTGTGATATCATATGCGTTGATAGGTTTTAATGGTGTTGGTTCTTTGGAATCTAATACAATACCTTGAAGTAAATGTTCTATTTTATCAAGTGATTTACGTAAACCTTCTGGTCCTGGTGCTTTAAAGCCACCGGATATTTTAGCACCTTTGGGTCTTATTTGCGATAAATCAAAGAAAACTCTTCTTCCTTCGTAGTCTGGATATTTACCTCCACCAACGAAAAAAGATGACATTAAAATGTCTAAAGCTGAAGCCCAACCTTCAATCGAGTCTTCAACTATATAACCTTTCGCTTGTTTAGTTCTATTTTGAATTTTCGGTAATTTTTTGATATGATGTTTTTGTACAGAGAAACCTGCACCAGCACCACATAACAAGATATAGAATACCTCGCCAAAAAATTCCGGCCTATTAATATATGAAGATGTACAGTTGTACATTCTCATTTGATGTTTCATTAATTGATCACCGCCAAATTGCAGAGCTCTTTGAGCACCAAGAACACGCTGTTCTTTGTATGCTGTACGTGCTTCTTCTACAAATGGTTGTAGTCTATTATTATTAGTAATATAGTTTTGTTCGTGCATATCGATTACACGATCTACTGCCTCATCCCAAGTTTCATATCTACCTTCACCTTCTTTATATCGTGAGTAGCCTTCGTAAAACTTAGTCTGAGACAAAAAATTCCTTGTGTCAACAAATTGTTGCATCGCGTTTACCTCTTATCTTTTTGATTATTTGTATCTATTATATATTAAAAAACAACTTTTGTAAAGGACTATTTTGCATATTTAATCAAAATATTTTTCTATCATTTCAATTCTATCATTGGCAGCTGCCATCTTATCGAGCTCTGCCATAACAGCTTCAGTAACATCACTATGTTCGCCTATACCTGCGGGCATAGTTCTATACACTTCAATGTTTGCTTTATGTACTTCAAGTTCACCTTCAGCTTGTTTTCTAGCTGCTAATATTATTTGATCGCCTACTTTCATAATTACCTCCTATACAATTTTTGCGTTCACTTTTCTATGTTTATTCCAAGCAACAAACCCACCTATTCTTAATGCCCAATAGGCTAATTTATTTAATAGATGAAATCCGTTTTGCTCAATGTTTATATCACGAAATATTAAATCTGCTTTCTTCTGAGTAATATTTCCTATAGTTTCCTTTTTATTTTTTTTCAATAATGTTTCATACTTGTATGCAAAGTCATGTACTAATCCACCCATTAACAATACACCTGTAGGTGATAACCATGTATGTAAGAATTTTGGAATAGATGCGCCATCAAAAGTAAATCCTGCTGGAATGACAAACCAAGTTCCTTCCATTCTAAACTGCCAGTCTTCTGCAAGTTTCCAATTACGTGTGCCCATTAGCCACATCCATATTGCTCCCCAAAAACCTTTACCTGCAGTAGGTATTGCTATAGGTTGTAGCTTTGGCATTTCTTTATATTCAAATCCAATAATGACATCATCACAATCAACACCGAACATATTAACTATAAATCCAATAATAATTAGTACACCAACCACTGTGAATTGCCACCACGTGACAAGTTGATCTATTATGAATTCCATTACTTTTTCTCCTCTTTAGGTTTTACAGCCTTCTCATAATAAACTATTATTTCTTTCTGTTGTTCTATATATCTTTTTATTTGCTCAAAATTAATCGCTAAGTTCTTAAATGATTGCGGATCTAAACCATATATTACAAATTCACCCATACCAGCTTTAACTTTCTTTATAACTTCTGGTAAGTTCTTTTCAGTTATCACCGTAACCTTAACATCTAACATCTCTATTGGCTTGGCTTTTTGTGCCACAGCTATAGTCGGTGTTATAACTTTTTCAACTGTTACTATTTCTTTTTCTGGTTTCCAACTACAACTACTTAGTAGCAGAGTTGATGCCACTAAACATTTTGTTAACCTGTTCATTAATTCTCTTTTCTTGACCTATAGGATCTGCTAAACTATTTTTAATTATATCTGTTTTAGCAAGTAAGTTTGAAATCTTCTTGTTATTTTCTTCAGCAATCGTTAACTTGTTATTTAAGTCTTTAGTTAACTTAATTTGCTTTTCCATATTTTCTTTGAGAGCTTTAAGCGCAGCATCTTTAGATTTAACTGCGACTTCTAACTTTGCGTTATTGTCTCTAAGTGTAGCCATTCTTTGCATAGTGTCATTATATACAAAGTAAGCGCCGTAGCCTATGCCAGCTAATATAGCCATAACAAATATAAGAATGTATAGCCTAGCCATGATCTTCTATATATTTTCTAAATCGCTTTAGCATAACTGGAAAT